ACTTAAAAAATCCAGTAGGTATTCCTGACCACGACAATATTCTTGAAACAATTAAAAATAGATATGATAAATTAACCATATCTACTTTAGCGTTAAAGAATATAAACGACCTTCTTGATAAGGCTCAAGAAGCTGAGAAGAAAAATAAAAAATAGTTGTGCAACCTTTATAGGTGGCAACTGCCAAGTAGATAAGTAGATTAACTTGACCTTCCTGCGGGAAGACAATTTAGTTTAAGAAGCTGAAAATACAAGGCTTTTATTAACTAACCATAAATCAAAGGAGATTATTATGGCGGCGGCAACACCAGCGAGTATACCTCAGGTAAACTCAACAGGTACAGAAGACGCTTTGTTTCTAAAAGTTTTTGCGGGAGAAGTTCTTACTTCTTTTGACAGAGCTTCAAAAACAGGCGGAGCAGAGATGGTTCGTTCTATCTCTAATGGTAAATCAGCAACCTTCCCAGTTATGGGCAGAATTGCGGCGGCTTATCATACGGCAGGAGCAGAAATTTTAGGCTCAACTGCTAACCACAACGAAAAGGTTATTACAATTAATGACCTTTTAACATCTTCAGTATTTTTAAGTAATATTGAAGAAGCAAAAAACCATTGGGACGTAAGAAGTGCATACTCAGCCGAAATTGGCAGAGCTTTAGCTTTTGTTAAAGATAAGCACGTTTTACAAACTATTGGTCAATGTGCAATAGGAACTACACCTAACGTAACAGGTGGAGACGTAACAGCGAACATATTTGACGCTAACATAGCTTCAGCAACAGACGCAACAGCATCTACAGCAATGATAGGTGCTATCTTTTCTGCGGCTAAAGCGTTAGATGAAAATTATGTTCCAGCAGAAGGCAGAAAATGCTTTATGAGACTTGAAGAATATTACAAATTAGCAAACGCTACAAACGTAGTCAATGTTGATTTCAGTGGTAAAGGTTCAGTCGCAGAAGGCAGAGTTGCAAGAGTAGCAGGAATTGATTTAATTCCAGTTCCTCACTTTGTAGAATCAAATGTAACTTCAGGAGTAGATGCAGGTTCAGCTACAGCAGGTGGTTCAAACCCTCAAGCTGTAGACTTAAGAACTTTTGTAGCTCTTGTGTCACACCCTTCAGCAGTTGGTACAGTAAAATTAATGGACTTATCTGTAGAATCAGATTACGATATTCGTAGACAGGGAACATTAATGGTCGCTAAATACGCTATGGGTCATGGTACTCTTAGACCTGAAGCGGCTGTAGGAATTAAAGAAGCGTAATAGTTTCTTTATACTATAACACAAAAACACTTAGAGAGGGCGTTGAAATATACGCCCTTTCTTACTTTAACTTCAAGATATGCCTAGTGGGTATCTTGATTAACTCGCTTAAAAAAGAAAGGAGTAACAATGACACTAGACTTAACACCGTTTAGAGCTTTCACAGTAGGCTTTGATAGCCTCTTTGATGAGCTTGATAGTTTTAAGACTGTTAGTTATCCACCATACAATATTGAAAAAATAAAAGATGGTGCATATAACATTTCAATGGCGATTGCAGGGTTTTCAAAAGATGACCTGACAATCTCTGTTAAAGAAAATGTCTTAAAGATAAAAGGAAAAAAAGTAAAGAATGAAAAAGATTTTCTTTACAAAGGTATTGGTGAAAGGTCTTTTGAACAATCATTTAAACTTGCTGAATTTACGGAAGTAAAAGAAGTTAAGTTAGAAGATGGTGTTCTTAATGTTTCTTTGATTCAGGATTTACCTGAAGAGAAGAAAGAAAAGACTATCAAAATATCTTAAACATAAGAGTCTAGGGGGGAGTCTAATCCCCTCTAGTTATTTTAATAATTAATAAAGAGGATATATGGAAAAAATAAAATCTTTTATTTCTAAAGCACAATTACTTTGGGCTAGAGATAGAAAAGTAATCTTTGTTACAGCAATAGTTGTGGCAATAGTTATGGCTATAATATTATAATGACGACACAAATAACACCCACTACTGAACTTCAGGCGGTAAATCAAATGCTGTCGGTTATAGGAGAAGCTCCTGTTAATACAATTACAGGAACTACTACAACTGACGTATCTGTCGCTAAAAATATTTTAGATGAAACATCTATGTCTGTTCAGTCTATGGGTTGGAATTTCAATACCCATTATGCTTATACACTAACAAAAGATATTGATAATAAAGTTCCCTTACCTTCTAATTGCGTTCAAGCTGACGCATCTGCACAATACCGATACTTAAATATAGTTATGCGTGATGGTTATTTATACAACATAACTGATTCTACAGACGTTTTCGGTACGTCTTCAGTCCTACCTACATGTGACTTAGTTCTAGTCCAACAATTTGAACAACTCCCCGAATATGCAAGACAATATATAACAACGAAATCCGCTAGACGTTTTGCGTCAAGATTTATTGGAGATAAAGAAATTGTTGAATTGGCAGGAAATGATGAACAAGAAGCACTTTCGGCTTTTCAACAAGCTGATAGTAGAAGTGCTGATGCAAATATTTTAGAAGGAGATTCTAATACTTATTCAATAATTAATAGAACTCAAAGGAGAACTTAATAATGGGTGGCGTTGTTTCACAATCTATACCTAATTTTCTAAATGGTATGTCTCAACAAACTCCATCACAACGTGGAATTAATCAAGGTCAAGACCAAGTTAATTTACAAAATAATATTGTTGATGGGTTGTCAAAGAGACCACCGTTAGAATATGTCGCTACTTTAGATGGTACGAATGTCTTTCCTAATACAACTAAAATATGGAATATTCAAAGAGATACAAACAATCGGTACATGTGTGCCTTTTATGATAATGGAGTTAGAGTTTTTGATTTATTAGGTAATGAAAAAACTGTCAGTTATCCTGATGGAAATACATATCTTAATTCTACTAATCCTAAAAACGATTTTCGTATGGTTAATATTGCTGATTACACTTTTGTTGTTAATAAGTCTATTACTCCTACGGCTGATAGTTCAACTTCGGCGGCAAAAATAGAGGAATTTCATGTTTACTGTAAAGCAACTAATTATGGTAGAGAATATAAAGTTGGGGTTAATCACCCTGATATTGTTACAGCAGGAATTACTGAAGGATATGAAGTAATATTTCAAGTACCTACAGGAAGTGTTGCCGCAACAGATAGCAAATTTAGAGATACAAATAAAATTACAGATATACTTTTATATGGTACTGCAAGTTCACATTATGATGCTAGTGCTAATGGAATAGGATTTAAAACAATTAATAAAGCGACAGGTGCAAGTGTATCTACTACACAAGGATTAAATAATTATGCACCTATTACTGCTGAATTTACTTTTGAAGCATTTGACTCGGTTATCTATGGCAAACCGACTGATGGAGATGAAGATTATGAAGTAACAACTTCTGATGGTTCGGGCAATACAGCTATGTATGCTGTTAGAGATACGATACAAGATTTTACAAAATTACCTTATTACGGAAAAGTAGGAACTATTGTTAAAGTTACTGGTGACGAAGGTGATACGCTTTCAGATTATTTTGTAAAATTTGATGGTGAGGGTGTGTGGACTGAAACTATAGCTCCTGCAACAAGTCTAGGAGTAACAGACACAACAATGCCACATGCTTTAGTAAATGATGGTGATGGTACATTTACATTTAAGAAAATTATATGGTCAGATAGAACCTGTGGTAATGCAACAGACACTAATCCTGACCCAACTTTTGTTGGTAAAACAATAGAGAATTTAACTTTTTATAAAAATAGATTAGGAATATTATCAGGAGAGAATTTAATTTTATCGGGTAATGCTGATTTCTTTAATTTCTATGGTACAACAGTTACACAAGTTTTAGACACTGACCCTATTGATGTGGCGGCTTCAGGTAGGCAAGTTAATACACTTAAAAATTCTATATTATTTAATGAAACATTATTATTATTTTCTGATACAGCTCAATTTAAACTTGGACATGCAGGAGATATGGTTAGTCCAACGACTTCTATTCTCCCTGAAGTTTCAGGTTTTGAACATGATGAGGCAGTAAGTCCTATAGCGGCAGGAAGGTTTGCATATTTCGCTCAGGGAAGAACAAATAATACAGCAATAAGAGAATATTATTCTGATGATGAAACTTTAACAAATGATGGTTTAGATATTTCAGTTTCAGTACAAACTTTAATGCCAACTAATGCTTATCAAATTATAAGTAATTCAGTTGAAGATTGTTTAGCAATTTTATGTTCGGATACGGCAGATACTCAAGTAGCTCCGTATGTTACAACTTCAAACATAACAGCAACTAACGCTGATACTATGTTTATATATAAATATTTCTTTGATGGTGGTGATAAAGTACAAACTGCTTGGTCTAAATGGGAATTTGCAGGAGTTAAAATACTCGGTGGATTTTCAGTAGAAAGTATTATTTATTTATTTACGGCTGAAGGAAAAACTACAAAATTATTTAAAATAGATTTAAGAAATTTAAAAGATGAAACACTAGGTTTTGGTGTATACATTGATAAAAGAACACCAGTAACAGGAACTTATGCTAGTGGCACAGGTTTAACAACTGTTGTTTCTCCGTATGGATATAAAGCAGACTTAATGGCAGTTGATAGAACTGACGGAACAGATTATGCTCTGACTTCTGCTTCAAGTGCAACTTGCACAATTACAGTATCAGATGCCGCAAATATTGCGGTAGGTAGCACTATAGTAATTACAGATAACGCAGGTGTATCTACAACTATGACAGCTACCAATAGTGACCCTGCGGGAGCTTTAGAATTTTCAGTTGGTGGTTCAAGAACGAATGATGATGTAGCAGATAATATTGCTGTAGGAAGTGGTGGAGTTCTCGGTATTAATGCTTTAGCGGGATATTCAGCTCCTAATCCTGCGGGTGGAACACCCGTTATTACAGTTACAAGAGCAGTAGTAGGAGATTCAAATTTAACTGTAACTTCTTCTGACCCTGTAAGATTAGCTGTTACAGATTTTGTTGGGGGAAATACTTTTACTTTAGAAGGAAATCATACTAGCGTATGGTTAGGAACACCTTATGCTTCTTTGTATACATTATCACCACAATATGTAAGAGAAAACACTGGAAGAGGGTTGTTATCAATCACTACAGGTCGTTATCAAATTAGAAATATAGCATTAACTTTTGAGAACTCAGGTTTCTTTGAAGTTGAAGTAACACCAAATAACAGAAGTACGTCTACAACAGTAATGAATGGATATGTTATAGGAACGGCAGGAGCTACAGTGGGTAATCCCGCTATAACTTCAGGCACAATTAAAGTTCCAGTACAATGTAGAAATACCGATTTTACTTTTGATATTAAGAGTAGCTCACACTTGCCCATGTATATAGCAGGGGCAGAAGTAGAGGGCTATTATCATAATAGAGCAAGTAGAATTTAGGTATGGCAGTAACAGGTTTAGAAGAGAATTATGTACGTCCTGCAACGATAAAGGACGCACTACAATTAGCTCCAAAAGTTAGGATAGCTGATAGAGAAGAAATAAGGGCTTCAGATGGTAAATCACCTTTGGAAGCTCTTGTCGTTCCTTTTTCAGTAGATAAAAGTAAAAATTATACTATTGTAGGAAATCTTAATGAAGGAGTTATAGGCATGTTTGGAGCATGTCCAACAAAAGACCCCGCTTATGGGGTAGCTTGGTTAATATCAAGTGAAGATTTATTTAAACATACAAAACAATTTATGAAAGAATGTCCATATTGGATTTCTCAAATGGGAAATGGATATGAATATCTTTATAATTGGATAGATAGAAGGAATTGGAAATCAATGAAATGGTTACAATTTTTAGGTTTTGAACCTAAAGATGAAATGAAACAATATGGGGCGGGTAAACTGCCCTTTTTATTAATGGTGAAAGAGGTAAAAAAATAAAATGTGTGGAGTAGCTGAGGCACAATTAGTGTTGGGAGTAGTAACAACTGTAGCTGATTTTCAAAATAAAAAACAGGTATATAAAAGAAATGAGGCGGCTCAAACTAAAACTATGGAACACGCTAATGTAGCGTATCTAAATGATTTATCTAAAATTGATGCTGAAACTTCTAGGGCAGAACAAGCAAGGTCTTTAGAAATGCTAACAATGAGACAAGAATTAACTAAAAATCAAGCCTATGCTCTTAACTCAGGTTTCGGTAACTCTCTTAGAGTAGTACAAGATATAAGTGGTAAACATGATTTAGCAACAGGAGAGCTTATTTTTATGTTTGAAAGAGATATAATGACTCTACAAAATCAAGAACAAGATGCTTATGCAAATCTTTGGCGTACTGCTAGTGATATGCAACCATTACAACCACCTAGTCTGTTGGGTGCAGGGCTTAGTCTTGCAGGTGCAGGAATAGATTATGCAGGTAGTGACAAAAAAGGAATTAATTGGAATAGAAACAAAAATAAAAGACTTCACCCAACTAAGGAACTACAATAATCATGGCATATAAATCTCAAGTAACTCAAAAGTGGTTTGGCTCTACAAACAAAGGTAGGGTTAGACTTTTAGACGCTAGAAAAACTGAAATGGGTCAAATTGTTTCTGCATTAAAAAATGAGTTTACTCCTGCTCTAAACAAATTTTCAGAAGCCTATGTTGAGAAAAAACAAACTGTAGCAGGAGCTAAAATGGAAGAGCTTTATGCTAGTGGGTGGAATACAAAAAAGATTAGAGATGCCATTGTAAATGGTGATTTTCCTGAATTAAGCAATCACTATGTTACTTCAGTAGTAGATACACACGCAGGACGTTTTGAAGCAACTGAAACTTGGAGAAAAATTCAAGCTAATCTTGATAAGTATGATTATAAAGATGGAACACAAACTATAGAAAACTTTTGGAAAGAATATTTACCTGACTTAAATACTAAAAGTAAAGAATTTGTACTTGGTTTTTCAGCAACATTTCAACCGTTAGCGTCAGATGCTAGAATTAAAGATGCTCAAAATAGAGCAACACACGCACATACAGTAAAAATTGATAAAGCTATTAGTTTTATGGATACTACAACAACTATAGCACAAATACAAGATGGAACGTATTTTAAACAGTTAATGACTTTAAATACACAAATGCCTTTTGATGGTAAAGGAAAAGCATATTTCTTTGATACTAATGAATTAAATGAAGAAGTTGCTTTAGGTCACGTTAAGTGGCTGATTGATACAGCTACTAGCACAGACGAATTAGATAAAGCTCTTATACTTTTAACAACAAAAAGAGGTAAAGGTAAAGGTGGTAATGAGTTAGGGTCTTTAATGAATACATATTCTGATGAAGCTCGTCAGCTTATTCTAAAATTAAATAACAAGAGAAGAGTTTTAGAAAATGATGGTAGACAAGCTAAAAATGACGCTGAAAAAGAAGATGTCTCAGGAATCTTTACAGAACTTATGACTGATGTTGATGTAGTTGTTGCGGGATTGACAACAGGAACACGAAAAAGAACTCATACTGAGAATTTAGAAATTTTGAAAAAATTATCTGAGTATGGTAATCCAAGTTATATAAATGCGTATGAACAACTTACAAATTTTCAGGCTTGGAAAGACACTGACCCTGCTACTTTAAATACATTAATTTCAGATATTAGTAAAAATAAATATGATAATATGTCAGATTTAATGGACGATATGATAGAAAAAAATATTGCTCCTGAAGAGTGGAAAGCGGCTTTAGTTTATTAC